TGAGTACTTGTTGTACCAAATCGTGATCCATTAGCATATCGTCGTCAATGTCTAGCCCATCAGTAAATTCGTAGTATGTACTATCACTAAAGTAATAATCATCTTTTTGAATGTCTTTGGCCATTTCAATTGCATCTTGTGCAAATTCCTGTGCTTGTATATCAATATCAGACATACCACCTTCGTCTACTTGCGCACTAAAGTTATCAGCAAATTGTCCTAGCAATTTATCAAATGCTGCATCAATTTCTGACTCTGTGTTAAAGCCTCTTGTGCTGCCTGTAACTTGACCGTTTGGTGCAATTTCTCTGCTGCCTATATTGCTTTGATCGGGAACAGTTTGAACATATGTAAATTTTCCGCCGCTTAGTTTTTGTACTTGAAATTCGCCTTCTTTATAACCTGCTTTAATGGCTGCCATCTTTGCCTCTTGTTCGCTTGCAAACATTTGTGGACGTTGTTTTGGACGTGGACTAGTTGCAGGTGCACCTCCTACTGCTTGTCTTACTGCTGCGTCAATACTTGCTTTATCAACTTCATTTACAATGTCTTCAAATGCAAGTTCTGTTGGAGAAGTTGTTTCTTGCACCAATCTATAAATGTAAGGAAAAACATCTTTTAATTCTTCATTAAATTGTTTGACAGTTAATTCTTCAATCCAATCTCCTGCTACATTTTCTGGAACTTCAATTCCTTCGATTGGAACAAACTCCTCAAATGCTGTTTGATAAAAAGATGGTTTTTGTAAATTTGCTACTTCTTTTCTTACAGAAATTATTCTTTCATTTACAACATCTATATGTTGTGCTAGGCTTTCTGCCATTACACTGCTACGACCCATATAAGTTTTGAACTTGCGGAGATTAGATAGTTCTTCACTTAGGCTCGAAATGTGCTTACCGAAGTCGTCAAAAGGATGACCTCCTTCGCCAATATGTCTTGCCATTGCTCTAGCACCACTTAAATGTTTAAAAGGATATTTAAATTTTTCACCTTGTGCATTTTCAATGAAAAGTGAACCAATTTTTTTCGTTCTATTTTCACCTTCTTCTAAACTTCCAGTATGCTTTATTGAAAGTTTTGCACTGCCAAATTTTTGAAAACTTGTTTTATGAGTGCCATACATTTTTGATTCAGCCATTTGTTGTTCTCCGCTACGAGTAGTCGCTAATTGATTATAATCTCTTTTGGTTAAATTTGATCTATTTATATCTCTCACTTCAAAATTAAGTAAACGTTTTTTTGAAAATGTTCTTAGATTTTTTAAAAAACTATACCAATCTTCTTTTTCATTTACTAGAGCATTTTCTGTAAAGTCTTTATTATACATTACAGTTACGCCATCATTTTCGTCTAAAGATATACTTACATTTCCTAAAGTTTGTCCTTGATTTTCAAATTCAAAATCAAAAAATCTTGCTAGTAAAGGTTCACTAGTAATATTACCTTCGGCATCACCGATTGTAATTTTTGGAAATCTTCCTCTAATCTCATTAAAGAGTTGTTCTGCTATTTTATTTACGTCTCTCATTATATACTATTTATCAATAACTACTACTTACGAAGATCGGCATTGGCATTTCATAATCTTCTTCTTGTTCTATTTGACTGAAAGTATTGTAAACAGTAGGATCCCAGTCTTTCATCACACTCATCATCCTAATAGTTAAAATCAATGCACTTACTAAATCATCATTATACCCGGGCTTTGCCTGAAAACTACTACCATTTGCAATATATGCTTTTAGTTCGCTTATTAATGCTTTACTTCTGACAATCATCTTATCGTTTTCTATCATTGTTTTTAACCTAGCACAACAGGTAGTTTTTGACCCATGAGTAGTGTTAAATCCTTTTCTAAATTTTCTTACATGCCCTTTACGTATAGGTTCACTAATAAATAATCCTGGAATGTTTTCTTCTCCAAAATCTTGAATAACTAGTAATGCTGCCTCTCCTATACCATTGTTTTCAACGCTCCAATATATTCCAGTATCTGATCTAGTTTCACTTGCAATATATTTACATATATCTGCTAGTATACGTATTTGACCTGGAATAGCAGTTGTATTGTGTTGCCATTCTCCTACTTGCTCATATGTAGGTAATTCAATAATTTGTATCGCAGCATAGTCTCCACCTGTTCCCATTGCCGGATCTAATCCTATTACATACGAATTTTTAGGGCTTGGTTTTTTATACCAACGTACTTGTCCCATTTTTATAATTGGATTGTTTCCTTCCATTACTGAAAGTTTTAAACTGTTTATAAGTGTTTCGTCAAATACTAAAAACTCGCATCCGTATTCACGGCGAAACTTTTCTTCGCCAATACGGCCAATTTCGGCAGATTTCCATTCATCATCTCTGTCCGGATGTTCATGCCATTCTGCTACATATGAATGGAACCCATTTACACCTACTTCATTTTCATTGCCATGTTCATCAAAACGTTGCTCTGCTTGTTTCCAAATAGTAGCAAATGTATCTTCATCTGAGTTAGGTGTGCTTGTAATAATAGCACGACCACCTGTTGCTAGTGTAGGCGATATTGAAGTCCAAAATTCTTCTGCAATGTTGGGTTGCACAAATGCAAACTCGTCACAGTATAGTAATGAAATAGATAAACCACGTCCTGTAGTTCCTGTTGTTGTTTGACTAATAATACGTGAACCATTTTCAAACTCAATACTACCTTTGTTATAACTTGTAACACCTGCACGTATATGATCAGGACAAAGTTCATATACATAACGTATACGTTGCATAATCTCTTGTGCGCCTGTATACTTGTGTGCGGCAATAAGGATAGTTTGGTCTGGATTAAACATTGCATACCATGCTAGGTATATACTAGCACATGTAGTTTTGCCTGTTTGTCTAGGCATCATATTAATGTTAAAGCGATAACTATGATACGAATGCATTAAACGTAATTGATATTCATAAGGATCGAATAATAATTTTCCTTTTACAGGATGTTGTATGTGTGCAAAGTGCCGAGCAAAATGTAAGTATCCTTCGTCAGGATCCATACACTTAGCAAGATCTTCAATTTGCTTTTCTGTAAATGTTTCTTTTTGATTTGCTTTTTTGGTTAATACACCATCTAAACTTTTGCTCATACTGTATTTACTCAAAAAAATAGCGCCCGGAGGCGCTATTGAGTTGGGGGGATGTATTACTTATTTTGATGCGGCTTTTGCTTTTTTATCTGCTTCGGCATCTTTCCAAGATTCTTTTTCATTGCCGTCACCATCGACATCTTGATGGTCTGGTTTCTCTCCATCTTCTGCATCGTGATCTTTTTCCCATGGTGCTTTTGGTAGTGTAACTTTTCTACCACTTTGTTGTGAAGCATCATACGCATCTCTATCTTTGTATGTTTCAAACGCTTGCATTAATCTCTCTTTGATTTGATCTTCAAGAGCCATTGGATTGTCGCCGCCTGCTGTGGCTGGATACGATCCTTTTTCTTTGTGTAAATCATTACCTGATGGAATACTTGCACTTACATCGTTTGCATATTCTTCATCCGGTGCACTTGGCTCATCATCATATTCGTCACCCATTGGACCTTCTTCTTCTGCCATGCCTTCTTCTGGTGCCATCAATTTAATCATATCGCCCATGCCAGGTTCTTTTGGTTTACTACCGCAACCACCCATTGGTTGACTAGGTCCATGCATTTTACCACATATTGGGCAAGGCTTAGGACCTTGGTTGATGTCATCGGGTCCAACTACTTTTGCATCACCTGCACCTGCTAGTTGCATCATGCGTAGTATTTCTGCTACTTCACTAGCATCAGCACCATTGATGTTGATGCTTGCTTCATCTATTTGTTTTTTACTTGCCACGACTGACTCTCCCATTATAGCATTAACATCTGCTTGTGTCATAGGTTCTCCAATCATACCATAATCTAAACCTTTTTGTTTTAAGATTCTTTGGTATTCTGCTGTAATTGGATCGCCTACTTTTGGACCTATTTTAGTTGTTCCACCCATGTCTACCTTATTAACATCTACGTAAAAACCTGCTGCACCTACCATACCAGTTGGTTTACCGTTTTGCATTTTCACTGGACCGCCGCCTATATATCTTCCATTTTTTGGATCAGGACCTACATAGTAATATCTGCTACCGTCTGTGATTAGAATTTTATTTACTTGACGTCCGTATCCTGGTGGTTGTGGATTAACTGCTCTCCATGGTTTATTGGCTGAAACCGCACTAGGTTTTCTTTGAGGTTGTTGTACATTTACTCTTGTAGGATCTTTGTCTGGACTATTTGCATATTTTTCAATCATGCCTCTAGTTTCTGGACCAACAATACCATCTACTTTTGCACCAGAATTTTGTTGAAATGTTTTCACTGCTTTTTCAGTCGCAGGACCAAAAATTCCATCAATTTCAGAACCAGTCATTCCAAGATTTCTTTGAAGTTCTTTTACACCTTCGCCTCTACTACCACGTTTCATAATTTTATTATAGTCTGCGCCTTGTGGTGCTGGTCTTGCTGCTGCTGGTTGTTTATCTGGATCTTTCCAAGCACCTGTTTTTGCATCGTTAACAGCCTGTGTTGCTGCTTTCTTTGCTTTTTCTTTTTCTAGTCCCATACCGACTAGTGCAGCCATTAATGCAAATGCTAATGGATTTTCGTTTAACTGTTCTGCTTCTGTGACTTCTTTACGTTTCATGATATAACCGCCTTACTGTTTTCAGCATCGCTAATATCTTTGCTATCACCTACTGGTGCTTCGCCAACATAATCGTTGTCTCTTTCTTTACGTGCTGTTTCTAATTCTTTTAACAAGTTCATTACACGAGCACCGCCTGCGTCTTCTTGTGCGCTTTCACCGCCCATATCTTCTTGTGTCAATTGTGCAACATACTCTTTGTCCATTGGTTCTTGTTGATATAATTCTTGTGGTTCGTTTGGATTGCGTACAATTATATGACTCTGCGGCACACTGCATACACTACCTAAATATTCTTGTAAAACTTGTATAGTTGTTGGATATGAAAGTTCTACTTCATAGTATGTTACTTCTGTGTTTTCTAATTGTGGAAAATCTAATGGACGTTCTTGAATTGGTGTTTTCTTACCTGCGGACATTTTTTGACAACCAAATCTTTGCAATCCTGTGTCAATCATATCTTCGCATCCTTCTGGTAAAGCACCTGCAATACCAATTTTAAATTCATATGTTTTTTTTGATTCTGTTAAATAATCAGCAAAATTTTTCATTTGTATATCCTAAACTATAATACTATTTATCTTTATCTAGCCCTTTTAGGCGTTGAAGTAAACTATTTCTATCAGTAACAACATACCCTTCGCCGCTTACAATATCTCCGTCGCCAGGCCCGCTATCTCTATCCATTTTTTCTTTTTTCAATTGCAATTCTACCATCTTAATTTTTTTGTCTAGTTTTGCAACTTTTGCATCAAGATTAGTTTTTAACATTGTACCTGCAACTTCGAAAACTCTGCCACTATAACGACTTTCGACATTCATACCTAAATCCATTAAATCATCGTATGCCGACATTGCCTTATCTGCTACTTCATTTAATTCTTTATCTGCTAATTCACCTAATCCTTTTACAGCAGGTAAAGCACTAGAAATTTTGTCTAATTCGTTAATATCTCTAAATGTTTCTTCATGTTGTTCTACAACTTGGTGTTCTTCAGATGTATCAATAATATCTGCGTTATCAGGCAAGTTTAACATATCTTCTAATTTTTTAGTCATAATATTATTCCATTATATGCTAGTATTATTTATCTACGTTTTCCTTGATGGAAAATATCTCCTTCGTTAACAATTCTAAAATACATTCCTTTTTGTTTACAGTATGCTCTTGCCGCTTGCCATTTTGCTTGATTCAAAACATAGTGTGCTTTATTGCTTGTGCTATTACCAACTTTTTCTTTGATAGTTTGATTTGCTGGTTTTACCTCAACTAGTTCAACATGTTGCTTACCGTTTCTGTCTCCGTAAACTAGAAAAAAATCAGGCACATAGATTGTAAACTTTCCTGTGAATGGATTTCTATAAGGTATCTTTATTGCTTCACTTGCCCATTGTGTAATATTTTGATTGTTATCGCACATACGCATAAAAGCAAATTCCCAACTACTTCTATATGTAGGGGATCTGCCTCCTATATATTTGTCTGGGTTTTTGAGATTAAATTTTCCTTGGGCAAAACGTCCCATTAGAGAATAACATTTCTATTTTCTGCTGTTTCAACTTGACTATCTCGTTTGTAGCCTAAAATACTAATCTTGCTACGATTATTATTTAGAATTGCTGCAATAAGTTGATTTAGTTTTACTTCGTCTAATCCTTCTAAAGTATCTAGTAAAGTAAATATTTTTTTATTTTCAACTTTTGCTTGTTGCAACAATATTGAAGCAATAGTAACAGAACTATCTTTTTCAAATCCTCTTTTGGTAAAAAAAGCAACAACACTATCAACTTCGTTACTTGTAAACGAAATAGGTTTTGTAAAATACCTGTCAAAAAATTGTTTTGTTTCAGAAGCACTATCTGGGTTGTTAATTGTATTTGTTACACTACTCATCTAATTAATCCTAAATTTCTTAAACCTTCTTGAAACGCAAAAGGATTTGTTCTAGATCCTGTTAAATCTTTTGCATTTGAAAGTGAGAGGCCTCTCACTTGTTGTTTTGTAGACTCACTTAATGAGTTGTATATTTCGGTAGACTCAGTGCTTGTATTTCCTGCATCACTAAAAAGTCCAAAACTTCTGCGAGCAAATGCATCTAGTCTTCTAGGATTTTGTTCAAGTCCTCGAATAAAAGTCTGGTCTGCTTGAGGAATACTACCTGCTACTGAAGTTGTTGCCAAGGTCGATGATGTTTGTGAAAGAGGCTGAGGAAAAATTGTATCGCTTAAAAAATCAAATCCTGCATCAATTCTCACTTCATTTACTTGTGTTGGTAAATCCTGCCCTTTTCGAAATGTGTCTATGTCAGTTTGTCCTACTTGTTTAAATAATTGGTCAAAAAATACATCAAAAAATCTATCAAGAACATTAAATTCATTCTGCTTTTCAAAAATTGCTTCTCCGGTTTGTAGAGGGCTAGGACTAACATCATAATGTGCAGGATCAGCAAATCCTGCAGGATTGTCTGTAGCAGTTCTTCCTCTGCCGTATAATACACTTTCGTATGCAAATCTAATCTGGGTTTGCATAGTGCCTTGACCTTCTTGATTTACAGTATCATGTCTAATTGTTTCAATTAATGGATTTACTAATGTAAAAGATGTAAAGGTAGGTTTTGTATTTTGAGAATGCAATTGATTTATTGTAATAGTGTTAAAAAATGGAACATCTAAATACCTAGGTCTATCCAAACCAAATTTACGTTGATTCAATATTTCATTAGTATACATTCCGTTCAAATAAGCAGGAGGTACATCTGTGTTTGGTGTACTAGTTGTATTTTTTCTTGCATAATTAGGATCTTGGTAATAATACCTAAAATATGCTTCCCATAATAAAGTTGTAAGACCTGCTTGGTCGTCATGGAATGTAAAGTTTACTGGATCATAATTAATTTTAGTTTGTACAATTTTTTTCCTGTTATATTGATTTTTTGTATCTGTATCTACATTATAACTTGGCAAATCTGCTTGAGAAACTAATAAATTAAATTCTCTTTTATCCAGCAATGATGACACAGTTGTTCCTAATTGTTGTAAAGCAAGAGGATTAACGTCAAGAACAACATGGTATAAAAAAGGAACTTTAGGTGTAAGCCTAAAATTATTACGCAGATATAATGCAGATGCATGACTATAATCTGCAAGATTGCCTTTAGGATTTCCTTGTTTAGTTAAATTATCATAATATGAATATTGCAATGCCATAATGTATTTATCATCCAAAAAATAAGGAGCCTCAAAGGCTCCTTATTATTGATAGCAATCTTAAAATTAATTATGCGCCTGTAATTAATTGTCCGTTTTGTCTTGGATTATTTACAGGTGTTCCTACACCTTCATTTAGTTGCACAGCATTATCATATTGAATGTTCAATGATACTGTCATTGGATCATTTGTTGCATATGCCATTGAGCCGTAATCAACTTGTGTTAGATAACAACCGTATAGTTCCCATGTTTCGAGAACGCCCACATCATTTGTGCCGTTACCACCATCTAACACTTCTATACGTTGTAAGAATTTGTAATCTTGTCCTGATGTTCCACCTGACTGATTAAAGAAATCAAATTGTTTCTGTAATTGTTCACCAACAATTCTAGTAACGTTGCCGTTTACATCATCACGCAATGTTAGTGTAACTGCTTGCCATTGATGTTTACCTGCCAAATATACACGTGAGTTGTATACTGGAATTTCGATTTGATCGAACTGCACGTTTGGTCTTGATGCATCAATAACTTGTTTTGTTAATTCTTGAGTATCGCCTGATACACCAAAGTTTTCAAGTGTAACTCTAAAGCGATATTGTAGTTTTGGCATTAACAAACCTTGTGCGCTTGCACTTGTATCGTTTGCTAACGGAACCGTTAAGTTTAATAGTGTTGAGATTGCCATCTAATTGTTTCTCCTTATACACAAGTATTTATCATTTGTAGGGGGTTTTATTTTTACCCCCTACTTTTTGATATTAAAGACCTGCGATCTCTCCTGTGTTTTTGATACGTAGCGGAATGTAAATAAATTCTACTGCTTTGACTGGTTCAATAGCAATATCTACATACAACTCGTTTCTATCAATTCTTGCTGGTGTGTTGTTTGTTTCATCACACACAACTAGGAAATCGTACAATGCTCTTAGTCCTACTAACTCAACCATTAATGTTTCTACTTGCTGTTTGATTTGATCACGTGTGATTTTATCATTTGGTTCAAATAGATATGGTTTTGCAAGTTGATTTAACTGTCCACGTAAGTAAACAACAAGTCTTGCAACATTAATTCTATCTAATGCACTTGCATTTCTTGCACGAGTTTTTTGTCCAAATACAACTAATCCTGCTCCACTTAAGAACGTGATTGGGTTTACGTTGTTTTGATATAATGTATCTCGTTGACCTTCGTTAAGAGCAATACTTACAAATTCACCTTCGTTATCAATATAACCTGTTGCAGTTGCGTTTGTAACTCCGCCACGTCTTGTACCTGCTGGTGCAAACCATGGATAAGCAACTTGGTCGTTAAGCGCAAATGTACGTAGTACCATATGACTCGGAGGAACAACTACATTGTTACCTGCATTGTCACTAGTAAATCCTGCTGGATAATATACGCCTAAGTACTCATCTCTGCTTACTAATCCGTTATCGTTATCTTCTACAACTGTGTTAACATTGTTTGCCCAATCATTTAATGATGTTGCATCGCTTGTTAAACGGAATGGAGAATCTCCTACAACAAATGCTGTTAAGCCTCTGTCATAGTTAAGTGTAATCATTTCACCGATTAATTCTGGATAACCCGGTGTAGCCATTAAGTTAAATATTCTTGATTCATCATCACGTATATCTTGGTTTTCATTTACCAATGACTGTAATTTTTGGATTACAACTTTACGTTGTGCTTTGCGTCCAAATGTACCAGAACCGTCTTCTTGATTAGCACTTTCAGTTACCCAACGATGTGGATAATAAGTACTCATATCTTGATCGTTATAACGTTCGTTGTCACCTGTTGTGTCTACGTAGTTACGCTCAAAACGCTTAACGTTAAATCCGCTTCTACGTAAATTCCATAGTAACATACCTTTTGGATATAGTGCTGGATCTGGAGCATCTGGATCTAAATAATCGCTTTCTAGTAGTGCTGCAATTGTTCCTGCTGTATGTGCAGAAGCACTGCCGCCATTTGTACTCCAACGAGCATCAGCAAAAAGCACACCGTTTTCAGTAGTTTGATCTGCGCTATCTAGTAATTCCCATTTTGACAATGTAGCATTGTATCTGTAAATGTTAGGATAATTATCAATATTTGCAGTACTGATCCAAAGATCGCCAGTTACAAGATTTTCGCCATCTGATCTATCGCCATTTACTGGTTCTGTAGCACTTACAATAGGTCCTTCAGGATCTGGTTGCGTAGTGCTTACTCCGGTCCAATATGGACTTGCTGTGCTGCTTTCACCAGATGAACCGTCATATAATAATCCAACCCACTCACTGCCGTTATGTACCATCATGTCAACTTCGTCAACAACACTGCTATACCATAATGCTCCGTCTGCTGCTAGGGCACTAGGTGCATCATCACTTGCTGTGTATGTCATTTCTTGCCATAATGTTGCATGTAATTGTAAAGGACTTGAACCACTGCCAGTACCTGGAACATAATGCATGTTTACTGTACCGGTTTTATCGGTATAATCATATGGCTCAAATCCTAATAATGTTAATGCACCTGATGTGTCTACTAAGCGTATTTCTCCGCCTTTGCTGTGGCTAATAACTAATCTATTGATACTATCAACACTACCTGTTACATTTGTTAGTCCTGCTGCGTTGATTGCTGCCGCTGCTGTTTCTGCATCAGTTGCATCGCCTGCTGCTGTAAATGTCACATTGACTGCTGGATTTAATGCTTCTTGATTTACAATACTTTCTGCAATAGTAAATGAATAACTTGATGCTCCAGTTAATTGTGCAGCAACTTTAGCACTAGTTACTGTTAATGGAGATCCACTTGAGCGTCTATATATTGTGTAATCAGCAACACTAGAACTTGCTTCTGTTCTATTGTATTGTACATATACAGTTCCTGCGCCAAGATTTGCTCCACCGCCGGTTCTATCTAAGTTATAAATTGCGCTATGATTAGATGCATATAAAGGTGCATTTACACTTGACCATAATTCGCTATCTGCACTCCATTCTTTTACACTCCAGTTTGCACCAAAGTTTGGATTAGTTGTTTTGACCCAAATACTACCTGTTGGACGAGGATTGGTATCTGTTGATTTATATCCTGGAATACTTGTATGCGCACTCATCTGTAAGTTTGGTGCATAGTATTGTCCTGCTGTTATACCTGCTGTTGCAAGTGGTGTACCTGTTCCGTCTGTCAATGTAATGCTATCTGCTGTTGATCCATTGTTAAAGAATACTAATCGTGAATTTACATTTTCTGCTCTTACGCCTGTGCCGCTTAGTGCTGTGTTGATATCAGTTACAGCATTGTCTAGTGTGTTGCCTGTTGTTAATGCTACAGTGTAAGGTGTACCACCTGCTCCTGGAATAGCAATAATAAAGGTATCTACACCACCTGTAAATGTAGGTGCACCTACTGTACCAGTAACAGTTGCCCAACTGTTTTTCCAATTAGCACTACCAACTTCTACCCATGTGCCGCTTGTATTTTTGTACCATGTACGAATAACAGTAGATACTGCGACTACTGCGTAATCTCCTACAGCACCTACGCTACCGTTTGGTGCAAAAGGACTTGATGAAGCAGTTTGTGTAGTACTTGTAATTAAAATCGGTGTCTTCTTTGTAAAACTTTGACCGCTTGTGTTACTAGTACTTAATGCACTTCCGTCCCATTCAAACACACCAAAAGAAGATATACCAGTGTCTAGCCAGTATGTTCCGTCATCTGGATTTTCAGTAGTAGGAGTTGAACTTGCATTTAGTGCAGCAAGATCAACATCTGCACGTACAACATATGCTCTGTTGCTCACACCCAAGTATGAATATGCTGCTTGCAAACCGTATTCGTTTTGTTCTCCGCCGTGTATTGGGTTGTTATTTGTATCTGTATAAAATGCTGGATCTCCGAATGTTTCTACTAAATCACGCTGTGAAGTTAGTAAGTAAACTTTTCCTGCATTTGCTTTTGTTGTTCCAGGTGCAATGCCTGTTCCTGCACCATTTAATTTATTTTGTGCTGTAGCAACAAAAATAATAGGTGTTGTGCCTGGCTCAGCAGGAGTATAAAAACTCTCATCTATTACTGAGACCTGAACGCCCGGTGATGTTAATGCCATTTCTGTGTTCTCCTATGGGTAAAGTGTTTATTAATACTATTTACCATACATGAAGTAAATTTAGCGGTTTATACCGGTTATATGCGTAGTTTATATTGACAAAATATTAAATCTATGTTACATTAAATGCATGAAGAAAAAGTTATTAGTTGTAGGTCATGGTAGACATGGTAAAGATACTGTTTGTGAAATTTTAAGAGACAAGCATGGTTACAGTTTTGAATCCAGTAGTAAATTCTGTTCAAAGTTGTTTATCTATGATATGTTAAAAAACAAATATAATTATAGTAACGAAGAAGAATGTTATGCAGATAGGCATAACCATCGAGTAGAATGGTATAATGCTATTTGTGATTATAACATTCCAGATGCTGCAACGTTAGGCCGAGAAATGTTTACAGCATATGACATTTATTGTGGATTACGAAACAAACGTGAATTTTTTGCAATGCAAAATACTGGTGTTTTTGATTATGCTATTTGGGTAGATCGTTCTGATCACTTGCCTCCCGAATCTAAAGAATCAATGAGCATAGAACAATGGATGTGTGATTATCATATTGACAACAATGGTTCTTTAGATGATTTAGAATTTTGGACTACAAATCTTATAAACTACTTAGAAACAACTTAGACCAATCCCTGTGTGCTTTTTCTAATGGATGATTTGCTGATTTGCCTCTATTATATTCTTTTAAATCAGTATATTCATTAAAATAAAATACATGATCTTTATGTTTATAATTTATAAATGTTTCTGTATGATTTAACCTTTGATACAATTCTTCTATATATAAATTATCCTTAGTAGCATTCATATCATCATAGGCACATGTAAATTTGTAGTTTATATTATTTGCCTCTAAATATGATTTTAAATAATCTATTTCTTTCAAGTTGTAATATAACAAACTTATGTTAGTTCCTCTTCTATATGATTCTTTTACTAAATTTAAAATTCCAATACTTGATAAAAATTGTTGTCTTTCATTATTGTATTTTTTTAAGTAGGCTGTGTTACCTTTATCAAATAATACATCGTTTAGGTATGTTTTTACAAAATCTTGTTCGTTGTTGTTATCATAATAAAAAAACTCTTTTCTTCCTATTCCAGTCCACATCACTGTAACAAATATTTGATTATTTTTATGTTTTTTTAAACTATTATGGACGGCACTAATTACACGTCTGCAAATACTTTCATTACTTAAACCGCCAATTGCAGTCTGTATCATTTCAGCATTTGGACATAATTGAGATTTTACTAAAAAATCCCATGTTAACCTGCTATTAAATTCTTCTGTAAAATCTGCTAGTTCGTGTCCTGCTGTAAAACTACAACCGCCACTTATAAAACATTTATACATTATCCAATTAGAAAACCATAACCTACACCACCGGCAACGGCTGTATCTAGTTCTTTTTCTAGTTTTTCCATTTCTTGCTGTGCTTCTGCTTTTAATGTATCACCGTTTAATGTTGTTCCGCCGCCAGGTCCAGCAATTGTTGAGAATTTACTACGTGCTTCACCTAACATATATTTACAACCTGCTAATGTGTAATCTTTAATCCATTGATATGCTTTATAATCTTTATATAATTCAAAGTCAGGACGATAATTATAACACCAAAGTAATAATTCTTCTTCTGCTCTTGGTCGTTGTAAGATCGTTAATTGCTTATTACTTGTATTCCAGACAAATTCCATAAAACTACCAAACATACGTCCTACTAGTTCTTGCTGTTGTGAAAAGAAATCATATGTGGCTAGACCACCAATGCCGCTTCCTGCTAACAAATATGTGTTTGTATATGCTAGGTTAAATGGTTCAAACAAACTGCCGCCGTCTCCACTGCCACCTAATCTACTACCAACGCTTCTTCTAAATACTTTACGCACCTCAATGATTTCATTAGGTAGAATATATTTGTTTTGATCTTCGCTAATTTTTAAAGTAACGTAACTTTCTTCTACGCTGTTTTCACTGCGTTGTCTATATCTAGTTAAACTTTTTGATAAAGAAGTTTCGTAATGCACAGGATCAAGTTCTACATCAACCATTCCTCCGCCAAGGAATGTATTTACATAATCAAATATTTCTTGTTTTTCTGTAGTTATATCAGCCATTGTTTGTCTCCATATGTATTTATGCTAAATATACATATGCCTAGACTTAGTTTATATAGACCAACAAAATCCAATGATTACGAATTCTTAGACAAGGTTGTCTTAGAACAGTTTACAGTTGGAGGCACTGATTTTTTAATCCACAAATATTTAGGTCCAAAAAATCCTAGCAACGATGACACTACATTAGAACAACAGCAATATGATACAGTATCTGAAACAAATATACAAGATCTTTTGTTTTTAGAAAATAGAGACAGAAAATATGATCAAGATATCTATTCAATACGTGGACATTATAATGTGCAAGATCAAGATTTTGATTTAAGTCAGTTTGGTTTATTTTTACAAAATGATACATTGTTTATGACAATACATATCAATAGCAGTGTAAAAACTTTAGGTAGAAAAATTATGAGCGGAGATGTAATTGAACTTCCCCACATGATAGACGAATATGCACTGAACGATTACAGTGTTGCATTAAAACGTTTTTATGTTGTTGACGAAGTTACTAGAGCAGCAGAAGGATTTTCACAGACTTGGTATCCTCATTTGTATCGCTTACGTGCAAAACAAATTGTTGACAGCCAGGAGTATAAAGAAATTTTAGATTTACCCGCCGAAGAAGGAAGTGATCAAACACTTAGAGATGTATTGAGCACATATGAAAAAGAAATGCAAATCAATGATGCAATAATTGCTCAAGCAGAAGATAACGCTGCAAAAAGCGGATACGATACAGTCCAGTTTTTTACACTAAGTGTCGAATCTAGTGGCGAAGTAGCAATCACAAGTTCTGATGAAACAGATTTACTTGTAGACGGAACTATTGATTCTAGTCAAGTTTTTATACCACCAGATAGTGCAGGCTATCTTGGATATTTAGTAGGCGATGGATTACCACCAAATGGTGCAAGATACGGAAGTGGTGTAGGGTTTCCGTATGATGTAAATTTAGGAGATTATTTCTTAAGAACAGATTTATCTCCCAATAGACTGTTTTATTATGATGGTAATAGTTGGCGTAAGGTTGAAGACAACGTAAGACAAACACTTACTCCATCAGATAATAGACAAACTCTAAAAGGATCGTTCATTAACAATACTACTGTAAATACAATAGCAGGTGAACAAATACAAGAAAGACAAGCACTGAGTAAAGTACTTAGAGCAAAGGCAGACAACTAATGCAATATTTTTATGACGGTCAAGTACGAAGATATCTTACACAAATAGTCAGAGCATTTAGTAATTATAGTTACAAAAATGGTGACGGAGAAATTATAAGAGTACCCGTAATGTATGGCGATATTACTAGGCAAGTTGCTAGTATTATAAAAGACAATAGCGATAACAAAGTTTTGAGTGCGCCACGTATGGGTATATACATTACTAGTTTACAAATGGACAGAAGTAGACTAAGTGATAGTAGTTATGTAAGTAAAATTAATCTTAGAGAAAGAGACTTCGACGAAGAAACACAATCATATTTGGTTAATCAAACGAAAGGTGTAACAGTAGAAAGACTACACCCTACTCCTTATACACTAAGTGTAAATGTTGATTTATGGAGTACAAGTACAGATCAGAAATTACAAATTATGGAACAAATACTCATGTTGTTCAATCCTGATTTAGAATTTCAAACAACTGACAACTATGTTGATTGGACTAGTTTGAGTGTGCTACATATGGAAAATATAAATTTCAGTAGTAGAACTATTCCAATGGGAGCAGGTGACGATATTGACGTTGCAACCATGGGCCTCACGGCACCTATATATATTTCTCCACCAGTTAAAGTTAAAAAATTAGGAATAATTACAGACATTATAACAAGTATATTTAACTCTGAACAAGGAACAATAAGTTTAGAAGGATTTAACCCTCCTTCAGATGGTGCATTGTTTGCTGCAGATGGTGTAACAGTTTTACCAGACGGTAGTATTGTAAACGAAGGATCTACTAGTTTAACATCAACAGTATTAAGTGGTAACGGACGTTTAGATTTAAATAATCCACTAGTAGCAAGTTATAGAAATTTTGACTTGCTTATTGATGACGCTACTGGTAGTCTTGTAAAAAATGGTAAATTAAGAGTAGGAGAAATTGATTGGCTAAGTGTAATTGAAGCAGAATTACCTGCAAAATTTCAACCAGGAATTAGTCAATTAAGATTACGTAGAGCAGAATTAACAAATCCTATAGTTGGTACATTTAACATTAAAACTAATGATAGTTTTACCATAGAAATAGACTATGATGAGGACACACTTCCAGCAAATACAATTATTACTGGCCCTTCAAAAACTGCGGGTACTGTAGATGGAATTATCAATCCTTTATCATTTGTTCCTATAAACAATGTAGGTCAACGTTATCTAATTTTACAACCTATTGGTTATAAAGTAGAAAGATCTTTTGTTGCAACTACAAGTTCTAATAGGATTGATACCGAAGTTGATTATCTTGTTGCCGAAACTGTCTCTGGAAGTATTCCAAACCGTAGAGCGGATACTGTGACAGACTTTACAGTATTTGTAGATGGTTTAGAAGTTAGTGGTACTAAATCAAATATCGATGGTAAATTTGTAATTAATTTAGATGCAGCATATCCTATTGGAAGCACAGTAACATATATACTTAACTTAAATGAACAAGGTCCAACTGGTTGGCAAAATACAGACGGAAGTGATTTACTTGCAGATGCAAACGATATTTTAGAATGGTCTGGTAGTAAATGGATCAATATTTTTGATGCTAGTCAAACTTCAGAAAAGGTATATATAACTAATCTTTACTCTGGTGAACAAATATACTGGAATAACTATTACTGGCAAAGTAGCGTAGACGGATACTATCCAAGAGGTACTTGGGAAATACTACTTTAAAATAAGTATTGTTATGAACAAGATTATTTGCAGTGGTGCTTTATTTTATTGCACATCTACAAAACGTTTTTTACTATTATATAGAGAAAAAAGTAAAAGTAAAAATGTATGGGGATTAGTAGGAGGCAGGAATGATTCTTATGAAACCCCATGGAGTGGTTTACAAAGAGAAATTAAAGAAGAAATAGGATTTTTACCCGATATTAAAAAAACTGTTCCTTTAGAAACTTTTATCAGTACTGATGAACACTTTAATTTTCATACATATTTGTGTGTTATAGATAAAGAATTTATTCCAAATCTTAATGAAGAACATAGTGGATATGCTTGGGTACAAATTAACAAATGGCCCAAGCCTTTACACAATGGTTTACAAAACACATTGCGTAGCAAAACTAATCAACTAAAATTGGATACAGTTATTCGTCTGGTAGAATTAATTGATTAAACTGGGATTTGAGCCATTCAAAATCGTTTATCTTTTTCATTTCTTCAACATTTGATTTATTCTCTTCGCCAAATTGTTTACCTGCTTTTGCTCCTGCTATAGCAAATTTTCCAAACGGTTTATCGTCGCCTCTTGTACACCATGCATCTAATCTAAATTCAGTCTCTTCATCTACTTGCCTTGCGATAGTTTTACTAGATAGTTTTGCACATTCTCTAAATCCACTACGCCATGCACTAAATGCATCAGTGTTAAATAAAGTTTTGTTACTCATTTCTGCAATTGCTTTGAATTTATCACTAATACTTGTGGTCATATCTGCACTACTTACATCAACATTTCTGGTTAAATGTGTTGGTAATAATTTTACACCGCCATAACCATATACTAATCCGTTAACTGGATTATAACTACGCCAAACATGTACAGTATCCTGTCCATCAATGTCATATTTAGGAACATAGTAATCAAAATTAAATTCTTCTAAAATTTCTGCATCAGCATCAACTACCCAGAACATATCTGTTTCAACAAGTTCGGCTGCACGTTTATGTGCTTGATGGATACCTTTTATATTTTGAACGTGTTTTGCTCTTGCAAATTTTGATGACAATAAATTAAAATTATCATCTGCATTTGGTTCACCGTTACTAATGAAAACAATATCATAAGGCTTAGGCTGGCTTGCTACTTCGTCATATTCTTTTTTAACAGCAAAAAATCTATAATCTATTTCACGTTGACTTAAATTTAAATCTTTACTAACAAGTGCTATACCATCATAATATTCGTTATTTTTCCATACGTGGTTTATTTTTCTTTCGTATTGGTTATGATGGCTAATATAAAAGTTCCAATTAAAATCTTTATTTGGAAGAATATCATTGTATGTTATCCAGAACATACCTGTATTACATTCTTCTTTTGCTTGCATATAGTCAGTATAATCATTTATAGTATAAATTGGAAAGGGTTTAGGATCACTTGCTACTATGTCCCATTCTTTCTTTTGAATTATAAATCTATGCTCCACTTCTTTTTCGCTAACCAATACATTTTTACTGAATAAAACAAGCCCATCATAATTTTCTCCATTTAAGAAAACATGATTTATATTTCTATCAAATGTATTATGATGACTAAAATATAAATCTAAATCAAAATCTTCTCTAATTACAATGTCACTTGGTATACCCCAAAACATTTCTGTAGCAGTATGATATAATGCATTGGTATAATCATCATAATTGTTAATTGTAAAAACATTATATTTTTTAGGTTTACTAAACATAACATCGTGTTCTTTTTTATCAGCATAAAATCTATGCTCTATTTCTTTTTCTGAAACAGAATTACTTTTGCTATATAATGCTACACCATCATAGTCATCGCCATTTTTAAAGACATGTGTCACACTTCTATCTAAGGTTTCTAACTCGGATACATATTTGTCCCAATCAATTGTATCGTCAGGTTCTACATCCTCTGGTATTCCCCAGAACATATCTGTCTTACTATGTAAAAGAGCATTTGAATAGTCTTCAAATCCATTGATAATAAATTTTTCAAATCTTTTTGGTATACTTACAACTTCATTGTGTTCTATTCTATCTACTAAAAATCTATGTGTAAATTCTTTTTCAGTAACAACACTATGTTTGCTCATTAACGCAATACCGTCATAATTTGCACCATTTTTCCATACGTGGTTTGTCTTTCTATCAGTGCTGGAATGAGGCAAATAAAAGTCTAAGATATCTTTTTGTAGTAACTCAATGTCGTTTGGTATTACCCAAAACATCTCGCTAAAACTTTTTTCTACTGCATCTAAATATTCATCATATGTGTTAATATAATAGTGATCGTATCTTTTAGGATTGCTTGCTACTATGTCCCATTCTTTTTTGTTTGCACTATAGAACCTATGATCAATTTCTTTTTGAGTAAATGGGCTGTGTTTACTAAACAAAACAACACCATCACGATGTTCGCCATTTAAAAAAATATGATTTATTTCTCTATCAAATTTGTTGTCGTGACTAAAATATAAATCAAAATCAAAGCCTTTTTCTAATTGTACATCGTTTGGCAAGCCCCAAAACATTTCAGTTTCGCTATTGCTTAGGGCATTTAAGTAATCGTCATAACAAGATATTTCAAAAACCTGATATTTTAATTGATTACTTGCTATATCTTCATGCTGTTTTTTGTTTACAATATATCTATGTTCAACTTCTTTTTGGGTAAGAGGAGATGCTTTTGAACATAGGAAAAGTCCGTTATATAAAATTTCATCTCCAACCTTGTGACCAAATACATGATTTATTTCTCTATCATATTTGTTATCATGACTAAAGTATAAATCAAATTTCCATCCTGAAGTATCAATATTTCTACTGTCTGCCCAAAACATTTCTGTTTCAGAATTTTCTAAAGCAGATTGATATTCGTCCCAACTATCTACAAAAAACACTTGATATTGTTTTGCTTTACTTGCAATTTCTTTGTGTTCTTTTTTATTTACAAGATATCTGTATTCAATTTCTTTAGGTGTTAATGGAACAAGTTTTGAGCACAAGAACAATCCGTTATATAAAATTTCATCTCCAACACTATGGCCAAACACATGATTTATTTCTCTATCAAACCTGTTATGGTGACTATAATAGATATTAAAATTCCAATTTATTGTATCGATATTTCTGCTATTGGCCCAAAATAAATCAGTTTCGGAATTTTCTAAAGCATATTCGTATTCTTCCCAGTTATCGATCATAAAAACAGGATATGGTTTAGGTTTGCTTGCTTCGACATTCCACTCTTTTTTATTAGCAATAAATCTATGTTCAAATTCTTTTTCACTAATAGGTGCATGTTTAGATAGAAGAATTATACCGTCATAAGTTTCTCCGTTGAGCCATACATGATTAATTGTTCTATCAAAATTATTATGATGACTAAATGTCATAGAAAAATCAAAATTGTCTTTTACTATAATATCATCTGGCACATACCAAAATAATTCTGTTTTAGCGTATTCTTGTGCATGTAAATATTCTTCATAATTTTTAAAACTATATTTTTCATACTCACGTGGAGTACTTGCCATTATGCGAATTTCTTTTTTGTTTGCATAAAATCTATGCTCTAATTCTTTATCAGTAATATCTAAGTTTTTTGGAAATAATGCAACACCATCTAGTCTGTCAATATCTCCGTTGCCGAACACATGCACAAAATCAAAACTCCATTCGTCTGGTTTGTAACTAAACTTAAATGTATCTCTCAATAATGTATCATCGTAAACTGCCCAAAACATGTCTGTAAAACTTTGTTCTTGTGCTTGTTGAAAACTATCTACAATTTGAATATTGTGGTTCTTTTTAATTTTTTCAAATTGTTCTGTATCTTTACCAATATAAAAAATATCAAACTTGTCTTGTCCTTTGTAAGGACTATAATGTCCGCAAATATATTTTTCTTCTATTTCAAGAAAGTTATTGTTATGTGCATTTCTAGGAACAAGTCTAACTTCATCATAACTTTTAATTTTTCTACTTTCTTCGAAAACATAAGGAAATTTAAATACAGCCAGTTGTGTAGGATTGTAATACCAAGGAAAACTTGGATAAATTTCTATGCCTTTTCTAACTAGCCATACATAGTCAGTTGTGATTTCGTTGTTATTCTGTAATATAGAATAATCTGTAGGATCGTCTACATATAAAATATCTGCCTTATTCAAGATATGATTTTTTAAACTATCTTGTCCTGGAAAAATAGATGATGTCTTTTCGGCTAGTGAAAATTTACTAAATGCTTTCATAATGTATTTGCTTTCAATCCTAAATGAGTCAGTTTTATATCTGCATCAACGTAAACGTCTATTCCGTGATGCATTGCCTGATTACAAAAGTATATATCTTCTCCGCTGAAGTTATCTAAAATTTTATTGTATTCATGTGCAAACCAAGGTTTAGGTAATTCGTTATAAACTGTTGCTCTTGTTAACATACACCCCATACCTATTGCCCAAACTTTGTGTAATCCTGTAGATTCATTTAATCTACTATTCATATTGTTAGGATCTGTAAATGCTACAGTTTGATAAGGAGCATATCTAGTGCTATACTGTCCTGCTACAATGTCTTGATCATGTTGTAATAATTTTTCTGCAATAGAACTAGAAAAATGCATGTCACTGTCTAGCCAAAGTAAGTGTGTAGCATTTTTGCTTAATGCTTCTTTGGCTAAATCAGTACGTAGTTGTGCTATTACACTACCGCAAACTATATGTAATTCAAAGTCTATTTGTTTACTGGTTAACCTATTGGTAAGATTAACTAGGCTTTTTGTAAATAGTGTGTGAACTTGATCTCTAGCAGGAACGCAAATACCAAGTTTCATTACAAGATTGTGCTAGGAATTTCTGCTTCGTTCAATTCTTTTTCTGCTTCAACAGTCAAATCATTCCAGCGTCTTGCACAACCTGTTGCAACTTTTACTGCTTCTTGAAAATCTTCAGCACTTAAACTAGACATAGCAATCATGTTTTCAGGTTGTACTTTTCCAATTGTAAGCAAGTCTGCCCCGGCTGCACGACCAATTTTTTGTGTCCAATGATGACGTTCGTCGTCTTCTGGAATATCCATTTCGCTGATTGCTTCTTTTACAGCAATTTCAACTTGTGTATCCATGATAATGGTTTCCAGTGTTGCAAGTTTACGTGCTTTTGTATATTCTTGTGCTAAATCAACGTTCAGCACTTCGTAAAGTGTTTTCATAGTTTGCTCCTATTGTTCTTTAATTGTAAATGATTTACTTTTGTTTGTCAACCTTTTATCCATCAAAGGTAAAGTGATACAAATTGCCTCCACGAGACAAGATGTACATATTTTCTCCAACATGATCTGCTTGCCAGCCCGCAATGTCAATACCGTAAGGCAGTTGCAGTGTTCTTTGTAATGTCCAGGTACCGTTTACAAGATCTCTACTACTGCACGTAAATTGCCCAATTGTATTTGCCCTAGGGGCATATAAAAAGAATTCTAAATAATCGGGTTGGATAGAATTATTCAAGTGTCTTACCAATAATCCAGTAATATGTCCGCCGCTTGCAACTCCTGACGAAACTCTACCATATGGATCAAATCCTGCATTCACAGCCTTTGTATCTATAGCAGTATTAACAGAAAAACTACTATATGCACTACCAAACTGTGCCCAACTTTGATTATTTGATGCAGACCATTGATATAAGTATTCATTATCTCTAAGCAACCAAAAATAAGACTCTATATTGTCTTCGCCCAGTCTTGATGTTTCAACACTGTGTCGCATACTAACCATATCAATTGATGAGTTTACATCAGTATTAACATTTTTAGTTTGTCTAGAAGTGGGTGGATTGATTAATGAGCCGCCATTGGAAGCATTTAATGCTAAAAATGGAGTGCCGGCACTATTGTATGCGTATGCATATTTTGTATTAGTAGAATGATATAACCAATCTCCAAGTGTAAATGCAACCATATTGTTTGCTGTTCCGTCGATCCAACTACTTACATTAAAATTTGCTGTGCTTGAAAGAGATTTAATGTTCCATCCTTCGCTTAAAGTAAGTTGATAAGTCGATTCATTTATTGTATCATAAAATCCAACAACGGTTCCTGCTTTGTTATTTGCATATAAACTCCCTGTGTTGTATCTTCTAAGCATTTGGTATTGTTGTCTTACACCAGTTAATGATCCGGGTAATCCAATCATAGGATACCAAAAATCTTTTGTTTGATTAGTAGGATCAACTGACGACAAGTCTTTAGTAGTATAATCAAATGCAGTAGTAAGAGGAAAGGTAATCAAAGAGGTTGAAGTCACAGGTGCCATAACTACTTGTGTTCCGGCTGCATTTATATGCCAACCACCATATGTACCAAATTCAGGAATAGTAAAAGGACCGGCTCTATCGTTAGACGTAACATTACTTGCTATAATATCCCACGGTGTACTCAGGTCCCATCTGTAATGAGTACCACTAGTGCCTCCTTGAGTATGTGCAGATACATAAACATAGTCTCTTGTAACTTGGAAAAAATCAGGATATTGTACGGCAGTAATAACTGTGCTAATACCGTCGTAAGTTGGTGTATTTGCAACAGGGTCGTTTCCTGTAAAACTGAATTGACGTATATATTGATATGAGTTGGCACTTTGGCCAACATCAGGTGTCATCAGCCATAGTTTACCTTCTTCAACATTAATTTGTGCATACTCGCTACGAGGTAACGGATGATCTGAAACAAATGTAGACATTGATCTTGTGCCGACTTTTGTGGAGGTGGATAAATCCCAGGCAGTTGTCAATGTCCATTTGTCAATTCTAGCACTTGATCCGGCACCTGTAATTCCATAACATACAGTCCCTGCTGCATTAAATCCTATACCAGAGTCATAATGTTCAAAACAACTATCTGAGTTGTTGGATTGAAAACTTTTAAATTCGCCTGTACCTAATGCATACGGACTTGCAAATTTAATTTGACAACCACCTTCGGTATTGAGTCTGTAATAAATGTATGCATAAGTTCCGTCAGGATTAACATACAAATAATCTATTTGAGGGTTATTAATGGTATGATGTCTCCATCCTTCAACTTCTTGAAAGTTTTGAGGTTGACCTTGAATTCTAAGATTTGCAAGATTGAAGTTTTTTGAATTAGCATAACTACCAGTACTAGACCCTAATCCTCCAAAACTGCTACTCATGCTAACAGTATTACCAGTACTAATGCCAATATATGTCCCAAGCACACCTAGCACAAATGTACTAGGTTGTCCTTCAGAAACAAAAAAGTTTCTAATATCACTCATTGTTATAGTAGAGCCAGTTGCGGGTAAAGCCATATTTTATATTCCGTTTCTTAACATTATAACATACTGTGTACGTGTGTCAAGTAGCCGTTACCGGCTACTTGTTACTTATCTAATAATTTCTGAACCATAGATTTTAATTCATCAATTTCTTTTTGTTGCTCTTTTATTGCTTCTATAAGAACCGGTGCAATACGTTCGTATTTTACAGTTAAATAATCTTTACCGCTTCTACTGTTTTGTTCATCATCTAAGTCAAACGGTGCAGGAGCAACTGCCTCAGGTAATACTTCTTGAACTTCTTGTGCAAGTAAACCAACTTCACGTTTTTCTGTGTCAACATCAAGTCCCCACTTGTGACCTTCGTCTGTCCAATTATAAAGAACACCATTTAATGCTTTGACTTTGTCAAGTGCATTTGGAATGTTTTCAATGTTGGTTTTAAGTCTAGCATCCGAAGAGTATGCTGTAACTTCTCCAGGGAATAATGTATTACCGCTACCGTCTAAGATCGTTGCAGTTCTAGTTAAAGTAGTAAACACACCGCTATATTGTCTATGGTAATGAGGTTCTGTACCGTCGTCGCCTGTTGCTGCTTCCAAGTAACCTGCATTTGATCCAGTAGCAGCACCACCAAATCTCCATTGGTCGTTGTCGCCCATTGTACCTTGTGTACCACGGAATGCTGTACCGCTATTACTAAACAATATAGTTGCAGTTGCAGTATTGTTACCGCCTGTTCTCAAGAATCCTGTGCTGTCAATACCGTCAAGTGTATTAGCATCATCAGCACTAATACCGCTTAGTCCGCTACCGTCTCCACTAAATGATGTTGCACTAATATTACCGCTAATACTAATACTACCAGTACCGCTTAATGTACCTGTGAATGAATCATTTGCATCTGCACGTATAAAAGATCCGCTACTCAACCCATCTAATTGGTCTGCATTAAGTCCGCTACCTGCACCATCGTTGCCACTGTGCCAAACTGTATATGCAGTTCCGTCAAAGGCATATTCTAGTCCATTTGCACCTGATCTAATATCTAAATAATCATCACTAGTATCATTATACAAACGTAATCTGTTACCACTATCAACAAATTGAATATACGCTGCTCTTGTTGTTGATTGATAGAAACTCATATACGGATCACCTGCTGCATCAGTATCTTGTAGACGCAGCATTTCATTACCTGCTTTACTAATTGTAATCATACCTGATGTAGTATCATCTGCATTACTACGTAAGAATGCTGTGCTATCAACACCGTCAAGTGTTGTAGCATCGACGCTAGTAAGTCCACTACCGTTACCAGTAAATGTACTTGTACCAATGTTAATATTGCCAAACCCGCTTGTGATTTCGCCAGCATTTAGAGCACCAGTACCTGTTAAGTTACTGTATGTTCCTGATACACGAGCATTTGGAACAGTACCCGAACCTAAATTATTTGCATTCAAATCAGTTAGTCCAGAACCGTTGCCGTTAAATGAACCACCGTAAATATCTCCTGCTACACCTAAACCGCCTCCTACTCTGACAGCACCTGTAGTTGTATTTGTTGATGCGCTAGTATCACTAAATGTTTTTACACCAGCCATACTTTGATTACCGCCTAGTCTGCTACCAGACACTGTACCAGTTGATAAGTTGCTTGCATTTAAACTGGTTAGTCCGCTACCATTACCAGTGAATGTATCGGTACCAATGTTAATACTGCCAAATCCGGCTGTAATACTACCACTGTTCAAAGCACCTGTACCTGTTATACTTCCTTGGTGCTGAACTATGCTTGTAGAGGCTATTCTTGCGTCAGGCACTGTACCACTTGACAAATTGCTTGCATTTAGTGTTGTAATACCACTGCCGTCACCTGTAAATATACTAGTGCCAATGTTGATATTACCAAAGCCTGTGCTAATACTGCCGCTGTTTAATATTCCAGTTCCTGTAATATCTGCTTGGTGTTGTGTTATACTACTAGATGTAATACGTGCATCTGCAATACTACCACTGGTAATATATTGAGCATCAATATCGCCAATGAAATTATCTGCACGTATGTCTTTGACAACAGCCAATCCACCGCTGATAATAACTGCTGCACTGCTATTGCTTGTAGCATTTGTTGCTTCTGTAAATGTAACAAAGTTGTTTGCAGTGAGTGTTGTAAATGCACCTGTAGAAGGAGTAACATTACCAATTGGTGTATTGTTGATTTGGCTAACAAACAAATCACCGTCGATGTACATATCTGCGTTAGTTCTTAAATCAAGTCTAACAATCATTTCGCCTAATGCACTTGCTAAGTTTGCGGCTGCTTTTGTTTCGCCAATTACAATTTCTGTTGCTGCCTGAGCCATTGCTAATGTAGTAGCATTATCTTTTAGTAAGTTAAATGTACCTGTTTCATCTGTATCAAGTGTATTACCATTTACAAATAAATTTCCTGCAAAGTTTGCAGTAGCATTTGCAACACCAAAGTCACCAGTTGCTGCACCAATGTTGATATCTGTTGCTGCACCAAATGCATTTACTGTTGTGGCAGTTGTATTAAGTAAATTAAATGTACCTTGGTTAGTTGTAAAGTCGCCACCGTCAACATTCAAATCTAAATCAACATCTAAATTGTTGTTTACACTTGTTGTACCAGTAGTAGCACCAATGTCAATAGCGGTAGCAGCACCACCAAAGTTAATAGTCGTTGCTGTTGTATCCAGTAATCCCATTGTAGCACTACCTGCAACAATACTTGTTGTTATAGTTGGACTTGTGCCAAATACTAATGCACCTGTTCCAGTTTCGTCACTTATAACGCCAGCAAGTTGAGCACTTGTTGTTGATGCAAATTGGCTTAATGGATCACCTATAATTGCTAATGTACCACTAGTTGGCAGTGTTATACTTGTAGCACCAGTTGTGGTAAGTCCTAGTGTATGAGCACCAGTATGCGTCAAATTACCGCCAAGAGTAATAGTTTTGCTACCATTGTTTACACCTGTACCACCATATGTTGGGTCAATAATTGTTGCTTGCCAAGTACCTGTTGCAATTGTACCTAATTGCTGTAGACTACTGTTTACAACTGCTGATCCTAGTGTAGTACTGTTGAGAACGCTCGCATCGTTAATATAATAGGCTTTACCGCTTGCTAGGTTAAAGTCTTCACTGCTATCCCAACTTGTATTTGCGTTATCCCATGTTAAAGTAGCATTTGCACCATCTACAGTAATTCCTGCGCCATTTGCTGCTGCACCATCTGCTGCTCCGCTGGCAACAACAATATTCAAGTCATCAACTGTGAGTGTTGTACTGTTTATAGTTGTAGTTGCACCATTTACTGTAAGATTGCCTGTTATTGTTAAATCGCCTGCAATACCTGTATTACCTGTTGCATATGCAACAGTAAACTTAGTCAAACCATCACCAAACCCTAAGTCACCAGTTGCACCAATTTGCATACGTGATGTGCCTGCTGTTAAGAAATCAAGTTCGTCATTATCAGCGCCTGCACTTGTTTCTGGTCTAATAAGTGTGTCTTGATCGACGTCTTTAACACCGCCTAGTGATCCCCAGTTACTTCCATCGTAACCTTCAAATGTACTATCGCTTGTGTTATAACGAATCTGACCTTGTGCTTCAGGTGTTGAAATGCCTGTTTCTCCAGGACGTTGAGCACTTGAACCAACTGGTACTTTTACTGCTGTTGTATCAGTAAATTCTGAATACCCTGTTACAGTCATTTTGCCACTTGTATTAATTCTCATACGCTCAGTAGGTGTATGCTGAATATCTCCGGTTGTCAAAACTTCACCTGTTTTAATAACTACGTCACCACCTGTTGCATTACCTGTACCGTGTCCGCCTTCAATTGTAACAGCACCGCCTGCTATATCTACACCAATACCATCAGAACCTTTTATAGTTGCATCTGTTGTAGAAGATTCTGCTTCTGCTCCTCCTAAAATAATTTTCTTATTTCTTAAAATTAAAGAGTTATCAATAGTTAAAGTTCCAGTTATTGCACTTAACGGGTCTGCTGTTACGTTAGCATCAGTTCTTACTGTAAATGATGTAGCGTTACTAGTTGCACCTACAACTGGCCAACTACCATCTAAATTTGTAATACCACTGCTACCAAAATTAATAGTATCTCCTGCACGTACACCTAGTGTAAATGGAGTATATGTAAATGTGAGTGTAGTACTTGATAAAATAGTACCAGTTGTATCATTACTTAAATATACATATTCGTCAGTGACACCACTGACTGTTGTATTTGCTGGAATACTTCCACTGCCCGTAATGAGCATACCTGCAAGCACTCCTGTTGTATCGCCTAAAGGTATTTCTTTTTCACCATTAGCAACTGGACCGTTTGTTGTTTGATTTACATCACCTAAGTTAACAACTACATCTTGAGATGATGTTGCTTCATAACTACTCGCAAAAGTGAATAAGTTTCTATTAGTAGAACTTTTACCTATTTTGATATTTGTAGCATCGCCGCCAATTTCTAAACTTGTTACATTATCATTGTAAACTTGTCCAGCACCTGTACTACTTGAAGTAAGTTTTGCAGATCCAACATCCAAACCCTCTGATAGATCTAGTGCCGTTCCCCATTCTGGTGTAGTACCGTTTGATTTAAGGAACGCATTGTTTCTACCAATGTTTAGTGTGTTTAAACTACCAGTTGTTTGTGCATACAAAATATCACCAATTGCATATGTACTGATGTTTGTACCGCCTCTATTTACAGGAACAAGACTTGTTAAGTTTGCAGGGTTTAAGAAATATGCACTATCTAATCCGTCTACTGTACCTGCATCAATGACACCGTCTTTGATGAATACTTGTCCGCTTGCATCAGTTGCAACATTAAATTGTGTTTGCAAAAATCTACTTACACCTAATGTTGAAAATGTTCCAAGTGGATCATAGTCTGTATTTGATATACCAATGTTAACAGGATCGCCATAGAATTCATCATTTACACTGCTACCTGTTAGCGTAATTGGGTTGTCAGTTGTGTTTAATTTTTTCAATGTTTGTACAACAACTTTGTAAGAACTGTCACCAAACAATGTTGTGTCACTGTTAGCAACTCCTGCTGCTCCTAAACGTGATGGAGATATCGTACCTGAAATAATATTTTCAGCATCGATGTTTGTAACAGCAAGAGTGTTCCAGTTTACTTTAACTCTACTTGACGTATTGATTACAGTGTTAACTTGCACGTTGTTTCTAATAATTCTCGCACTACCAATGCCTGCGTCTGTTAAATCTTCTGCATTTGTAACCAAGTCGTTAATACTGCTTAGTGCGTCACTTCTTAGTGCATGTAAAGTAAACGAACTTGTAGTTACACTACCTATAAAGAATCTAGAACCGCTGTCTATCTCTGCACCATTAATATCTGGTAAAGCATTAGAAGTACTTCCGTCACTTAATGATTCTACTCTAATTGCATCACCAGTAGTATATCCATGATTTTGAACAACTACACTGTTATCTGTTGTATTGACTGTAAATCTTGTAATATTATGATTGTTGTTTGCCGGAGTGCTTGTAAACTCTACTTTGTTTAGTAGTGCAAAGCCTTCGTGCAATTCTATTGTATCTACGTCAATGACTTTTACATAATATACTTGGTCATTTAGCAAGCCGCCAATTGGAACATTTGCTAATGTATCATAAGTAACCGGATCCCCATTTGTAAATCCGTGACTCGGAATATTTATTCTGTAATTTCCATAATCAACTGCACCACCTGCTCCTGAACCACCTGCTAAGAAGTTATGGGTAATAATATCATCTAAATTAATATCACGGGCTTGTTGCACTGCTGTATTGTCTTCAACAAAGTCAATACTTGAACTACTTGCAACAAATAGTTCACCGCCTAAAATGTTTACATAAGCACGTTTTTCTATTGCAGTAATTTCAATTTGGAAGCCGCTACCTGTGCCACCAACATCTGATGCACTTACTCCTAATAAGTCGCCTTCTGCATATCCAATGCCGCCTCTTGTAATATCCACATCAGATACAGCCCCGGCTGTTACTGTAATGTTTCCTTTAGCACCAGTACCAGATCCGGTTATTGATGTTAAAGCAACATCTGCATAAATTTGACTACCATTTGTCGGTGTATACAGTGTTCCGCCTACTATGTTTGCGTTATCTAAATTAGTTGCAACACCAAATCTTGTTTCTGTTACAGCACCTTGAGCACCGCCATCAGCACTAGTTACAATACTAAGTGCTTGTCCGTCTGTTACAGAAAATGATCCAACATCGCTACCTGTGTTAGCAATAGTGAATGTAGTAGTAGTGGGTGTACTTAAAACTAAACCGTTTTGATTGAAAGTTTCATCATCTGTAGTTTGAACTCGAACATTATTATCAACATTCAAATTATGTGCGCCACTTGTAGTGACGGTAACAACGTTACTACTTCTTGCTAAGTTTGTTATTGTAGCACTTGTAAAAGTATAATTATCAGTTGTATCTAATGTTAAAAATTGACTAGTGTTACTACTACGTAAGAAGAAGTTATCAATAATTTCACTACTCACACCTTTACTTGTTATATTTACACCACTGTCAACGCCGTTAACATAAATATTTCCGCCACTTACTTCCCAAGGATCTCCTGTGCTATCGTCAGTAGCATCCCATGCTGCTCCAGTTGTAGCAACTAATATGTTTGTACTACTTGGATAATCATTTTTTGCATAACCAATAGCACC